AGAAACTCCAGCGGGAGAATACCCGCTTGTGCGTCGTCTGTCAACGCGTCCTTGTCGAATATCTATTGACGCGACAGGAAAAGCAAACGTGACCGCTATGGCGTCTGCTGCGTCAGGTGACGCCAGCCCGCGTGACTTCATATCTTTCTTGCTTTCGAGGAACAGCGTACCCTTGCTGTCAGGCTTGGTGCGCGGACTGATGAGGTCTGTCTTCAGAAACCTGTCGTTGGGCACATGGCCTGTGCGTAGCCAATCACGCATGGCGCCCCACATCTCTGCGCGCTTGTTGCCCCACATGATCTGGTTCTTGGCCTTATTGCCGAAGTTCACGCCGCGTATCTTGTACCGCTGCTCCTTCAGCCTGTCTACGACGCCTGCACCTAGCCCGCCTTCGTCGATGCAGACCAACGCAGGTTTGAACTGCTCGATGGCGTCGATCACGTAGCCAGCCACTTCCATCGTGTCAGCGCCGCGGTGTCTCCGCAACTCTAGGATGTCACGGCCCTGCCGTATGGCGATGACGGTGGCGTCCGCCCCGAAGCGTGCAGGGTCTACCCCTATGACGATGGGCGCTGTGTCATCTTTGACAGGTGGCCGCTTCATGGCATCATCTACCAGATTGCTGCCGATGAACTGATCGTCACCTTCACTGGGGAAGTTACCGTAGACTTCAACACTGGCTTGGTAGCTGTCTGGCCCGTACTCGTCGATGATGCGCTGGTACAGGTGTTTGTCTGTACCCTCGACATCGCGGGCGTCGATTGTGCGTGTTGACCAGAACGCCCGCTTGCTGTGGAACGTCTCGTAGAAATAGCCCGTGTTACGCCGCGGGTTGGAGAAGGCCAGATGAAACCGATGTGGTGTATTCTCTGTAAAGAAACCATCACTCACCGACCAGATGCTGTCAGGTATACCGCTGGCTTCGTCGAAGATCAGCATCACACCGTCGAAGTTGTGAACACCCGCGTACGCGTCAGGGTTCTCTTCGGACCACAGCCGGCCCTCGACTGACCAGTAGCGCGTGCCTTTCTTCAGGTCACGCTCGACTAGTTCTGTCAGCCACTTGGCTGGCATGATCCGTGTGGCAGCTATCTCGAACCAGTGACTGTTGAGGGACATCGCCAGCCACTTGGTAATTTCTGCCCATGTGACCGAGCGCAACTGCGCTTCGGAGTTTGCCGACACGATGGTTGTGCTGCCGATCCTTGATGACAGCATCCAGATGGTGAGCCATGAGACTAGGGCAGACTTGCCGATACCACGTCCTGATGCAATCGCCATCCGTGCAGTTGAGAAATCTACTTTACCGTTGTTCTCTTTGATGTGGTCGCGTAGGTCGCTGAGTATCTGGCGCTGCCATTTACGCGGGCCGGGGAAGTGTTCCAGCGGCGTACCAGCTTGGCCCCACGGGAATGTGTACAGTACAAATGCTAGTGGGTCATCCTTCAGGCTTGGCGACCATAGCCTTGCCATTAACTCCATTTCGTCTTGGGCTGAATATATCGGTGCTTGCATTTAAAACCCTAAATAATTTCTAGCTTGGGTAAACCAATTTTCAGGTGGCTTAGGGGCTAAAGAGTTAATTTTAATTTTTACGGGCCGGCCTTGACCTTCAGGCAAACGTCTATATCCTAGTTTAGCTGCGGCTTGTTTAGGGAATATAAGATCGCTAACACCTATTGGTTTTTGCCGGTGTCCGGCTTCGCCGCCAAAAAGTCCCGCAGCACCCGCGCCAAAGTCATACGCGTCGGTGACTAACAGGTTGCCTGCGTTGTCTACGCCGTAGTTAAAGCGACCTAAAGTTTGTCCTATGTTTGTATCTTTGCCGGGCGAAGCTAGGCTTGATCCGCGGTCGGAATTAATTTCGCTAGGGTTTGCGTAATCCTCGCGCTGTATGTTTGTAGGCACTTTGTTTTTTGCGTAGTCTACAAGCGCAGGGTTTAGCTTGCCTGTTTCAAAATAGCTTTTGATACCGTTGAGCATTTGCGAAATGCCTTTGTACCTATTTAGATGAAACGCCCTTAGTTCAGGGTTGCGGGTAGCCGACGCCTCGCGCAGTGCTTCGGCTGCGTTCTTGCGTAGGTCAACCATGTCTTGTTTTAGTTGCGGCTTAATGCGTTCGTACCGCGACGCAATCAAACTACGCAGTTGCTCTTGCTCGTCTGCGTTTAGCGACCGCTCTGTAATAGGATCACGGCGGCGGTCAATAACGCTCTCCATGTAGATGCGTTTATCCAAAGGCAGATTTTCTGCACCAAACAAACTGCGGTAGCCTTTGGCCGCGCCTTCAAATATGGTTTCACCTAACGGTTTGTCTGGCATCAGTCTTAACCTTTAACGGAACATCTGCATCGCTATTATCAGATAGCCGTGGTGCTGTCACTTCAGTGTACAGCCCTTCTATAACACGTTGTTGTGCTTTTTCCAACGCGCCTGTGATGCTTATTTGTTGGTCGATGTTCACGTCGATCTGCTGCTTGGCTACCCAGCCGTGCTGATGCTTGAGTATTTCCAGCGCAGCCTTAGCGTCGCCATCGCGCGCAGCTTCGTACATGGTCTTGCCGGCGGTGTATTCACCTTCGCTGCGTCCTTTGGCTTCAGCCATCTCCACCAGCGGGTCAGACTCCGCCAGCACGCGGAATTGCCGCGGGGTCATGCCAGCAGCCATAGCGAGGCTATCACCCTTTAGCCCGTAACGGGCAGCTTCATAGATTGCCTCCAGCCGCGACTCGGTGGCCTGCGTCCGCTCTGGTGTAAATGGCAGTGAGTAGAATGTCATTGGGCGTACTATAGTGTGTTGCATCTTAATATGCAAAAAATAAAAATAGAGCGGCGGCTACTCGACAATCGCCTGTGGGCCAGAGGACTGATCGCAACCGCCTCATTCCCAACCGCTCCAAATACTTTGTAGCATATTTCTAAAAAAAATAAAATTGTTTACGACCCGTGACCGTGTCAGTCACGCGGCGCTCGGCCCTGCCACCCCCCACCCCCTGCTCGACGCTATTGAGAATGATTCGCAGTAGCAGATTCTGGGATGGCCTTTCCTTTATTGATAATGACTCGCATTAAGAAAAACATATTGCTGCTGCTAATGCGAATGAGTCGCAATAACATATGGGGCAGCTTGCTTGTTGCGAATCGTTCGCAATAAGATAGGTGTGTTAGTGTATTAACACAGTAACAGCCGTCATGTTGCCATGACGTTTCAAGTTGCCCGTGAACGCTTGACGTTAACGTAAAGCAATGTCGATTTATTGCGTGGGAACCAAAAGTGTGACATTTTTGCATCACGTCAAAAACGTCATATTGCCATGACGTTTCAAGTCGCCGTGAAATTATACGGGTATCTATATACCTCTTTTTTTTATCCATAAACAAATATCATATTCATAACGTTATGACGTTTTTTTTATTGAGACGGGCGCATTCGAGCCGTTTTTTGGAACGTCATTTGCGCCCGTAAAATGACGCCACAAATGACAACTATATAGCCACGCAATCGCCCGGCAATTTTCACCCGGTGAAATGCCCGCGCCAAAACTATTCGACATAAATGCAATTTACCTGTGGATAACTTTGAGAGGGCATTGACCATGCCCTCTAATAGTGTATTTTGAGGGCAGTTAAACAAAAGGAGCAAACGACATGGAATATCTAACGCAAACTGAAGCCGCCTATCTTGCCGACATATTGGCAGGCGAGCAATCCGCCGATGCCTACGTAAACAACGAGCGCGATAGGTTAGTCGCAAAGCTTTTGCGCCTTAAGCTTTGGGCCGAAAAAGAAGATGCCGCCCGCGCGCGCCTTAATGCGCTTTAATCAATCAACAGGAGCAAAACTAATGCAAAACTACTTTGACACTTTAAACGACGCACTGGCTAGCGAGAGCTTGTTAGATATATGGCCATTAACGGCTAGCGTGCCATACGGCGCGACTATCGGATTCGCTACCTCCGGGCGCTGGATCTCAATTTACCGCGACGGTGTCACCGGGCAATATGAACGTCCAGTGCACTATGCAACACAAATGGCAGACACTTGCCTTATTCACCTTTCATAACGGGAGCAATACGACATGATTAACCGCAACCCTGCCATTAAGGCTTTTGACGCGCAAATCGACGCGCTGACCGCAACCCGCGCACAATATGACGCCAGCGCCAAGGTTTGCACCGACAACGGCATGGCCGCGCACTTGCGCGAGCAAGCCGCACTATTCACTGGCTATATCGCACAAGCCCGCGCTGACCGCGCAGCAATCAATTACTAATCAATCAACAACGCAACGGAGACAATAAAATGACACCGACAACCCGCGACTATCGTTTTGATCTTATCGACAAGGCAAACGCCATGGGCATCACCCTTGACGGACAAAGCGCCGCTATGGCGGGCGCTCGCAACACCTATGGCGTTGTGCGCTTGCTAAGTGGCAAGGGTGGCGATGTCGAATATTCTTGGCCCGCTATCGCGCGTATTTTAGACAACGGCGGCGCATTCGTTAGCTAACCCCATATTAGCCGCGCGGCTCACCGTCGCGCGGCCTTTATGGCGCTAGTGCCTACAACAGTAAGGGAGAATAAAATGAACCGTACATTAAATGTTATCGCCCGCGATATTAGCCGCGATTGGACCAAGCCTTATTTTGGTGCGGTTCCGTATCTTGATGCGATGCATAGCCTGCAGACGATCCGGGATAAGTACTACTATGATGACGCCGAATCCGTTGTTCGCTATTTTCTGTCTAATGCCGCTTCATGGAAGGGCGATACCGCCCGCGCAATTAAGGCCGAATTAAAAACCATGTTGAAGGGGGCATAACATGATCAAGCCACAACAAGCCGCGCCAATGGGCCGCAAAAGCCGCGTATCATCCGACAACGCTTGGCCCTTACGCAATGCCGACGGCCTGACGTTCGCAGAAGCAAAGCGCCTTAAAGAGCAAGGGGCGAGCAAATGAACGACAACGACGACGAACCATTTGATAACTATACCGAACGTGCAGAAGCCACCTTAGCTTACCGGCTTATGGAATATCTGGAATTCCTTGGC